AAACTATTAGTCGACAAATCAGGAACCTGTATCGTTTGCTCAATAATTTCACCTATTTGAATATCAAAATTGGAAACATTGAACTTGACTGATAATGGGCCGTAACCAAATTTCTTCATATCATCATTATAGATGTATGTCCTTACATTGCTCGTATATCCTGCGCCGGTGCTCGTAATCTTAATATTTTCTAATGAACCTAAGTTTGCTGTTTTTGATCCTAAAGCATCTGCCAACCTAGTTCTGTAATCTGTGAATATGCTGCCTGACATTCCATAATTTATCTCTGTTCGATTAATAACAGTTCCTGCCAAGAATGCATCGGCACCTAAAGCATTATCAACAAGTTGTTCAGGAGTCACAGAAAACAATGTCCCAGGATTGCTATTAGGAGCGCCAAAATATGGATGCGTGAAATCAATCGTAGGAAATGTGACTATGAAATTTCCTGTTGCGTTACTTATATCACTAGAAGTGAATTGCACTAAGTCGGCGTTATCGTTATTAACTGCACCTTGTTGTGTGTTATACAATCGAAAGAAATCTTGATTTACAACTCTGACATAATAAGTTGTTCCCGACACAAAAGGATTAAACGATCCTGTTAGCGTAACTAATAATGATTGCCCCGTAATATAATTGTGGTCGACTTGATCTGTCCGTCTAAAAAAGTCGGAACTATCATTGATATAGCTAGTGCTAATATTAGGAATATCTGTCCAGGTAACTTGTTCACCTGCTCTTGGATTTGTTCCGGTTACTATTTCATATGTATTTCCTGCTACAACATCACCTGACTCTTCAACTAATACTTCATCATATCCGCCTGATCCATCAGGAGTAGGAATGTGACCTAAATACGTATTTGCAAAGTCGCCTATTGTATCAGTAAAGAATGTTACTGTTTCCGTGTTTTCATATGATTCTATTTCATATGATGCTGTATCATTAAAACTTCCTAATGTAGTAATATTGAATAATGTAGAACCGTTTAATGCAACTACACCTTCATACCCGTTTGGCATTTCTGCAATCTGTGACAAATCAGATTGATTCCTTACATGGAATGCGCCATCATGATAAGGTGCTGTTTGCGATAACACACCAACAGGATCAGAATAATCTGTATCAGCAGGATCATATGCAGATACATAAAGAAGTGGATATTCGTATTGAACAATAGTTGATGTTCCTCTTAATACAAATCCGCTGTCTTGCGCACCACCTTCATTATTAACAAATACACCTGCTCCCGCAAAATCTGTTGTTATTGTATCTCCAGGTTTTGCATCTATTTCGGATGCAACAACTAATACTTGTGTTGATACTAATGTTTTGTTTTCACTAATTAAACTACCTGTACCATCAACAGCAAGAGAGGTATCATAACCCCAACCCCCGTCTTTTAATTCCCAGGCAATTGAACCCTCAGGAATATCAGATATGGCACGAACAACACCTTCTCCTAACACGCCAGATTTAGAAGAAATGAGTTTTACTTTATCCCCTATTTTATTATCAGCGGTTCCGCCTTCAATTAAAACATCAGGTTTATTAAGTGAACCATATATTATCTTACCTGGAAAAGATTCAGAACCTGATCGTGTCACTTTCAAAGCATCATCAGATGTGAATTTGCCATATACATTTGATATATACGCTACAGGAACTTGTACTCCTGAGATATTATAGAACACAACTTCATCAACAAACGCTGTTGCTTTTGATGAATCTCCTTCAATCACATCACCTCTTTTCACAGGAAAATCGTTTGTGTTCGCCGAGGGTTTGAATTCTAGGTATGTTGAGAACACCCATTTTGAATCCGATAACTTCAATATAGAGGACGAGGGATAATAAGTTTCAATGTCTTGCTTATAAAACATCTTGAACATTAATTCAAGTGCTTCTTGTGTACCTTTACTACGATATAAATCTGAAATATTTTTTACAAGGAATGCAATATCATCTGTCGATGACTCAGGAAAAGGTAGAGAATGTAGGTACTTGCTTTTATAATACTTAAGGAACGACTCGATAGTATTATCAATATCACCTAGAGCACTAAAGTTTCGTGTGTTTGATTGATCTAAAAATTCGTAATACGACTTAACAAGCGCAATGAAGTCAGGACCTTCGGCACGATAGATATTAGGAAATTGATCCTCTATGTGAGATGAAATCGAAGCCGGACGATATTCCATTATACTGCCCTTGTTGTAACTGATACGTCAGTTTGTCTTAATCTAAAGATACGATCTTTAGGCGCCGTGAAATCTCTTGATAATGGTTTCACACTAATCTGTATTGACGCTCCTTCAAAACTTGATACCATAAAGTCCTTCAATACAATCTGTCCTGTTGTATAATCGATGGTTCCTAAACTATTTCTAAATACAGATCGTAATGGATCATTTGCAACAACTGCTTGTACTACACCTTTACCATCATCCTGTAATTGAACCAGTGTATTATCAATAGTAAACTGTGTGGATGTTACTGCAGGTTTATAATCAACCAATCCATTTTCTTCATTATATGGATATGGTTTAATTAATTGTTGCCCGAAACTAAATGTAGGACTTGCCAATACAGACAATACAGGTTTGTAATCAATCACGGGATCCAATGAAACAGATATGGATGTTATTGAATCATCGCTCAACGACAATGCATAACTCAGATCAGATAAACTTAATGTCGAAGCGAACGTATTTAAATTATCTTCTGAATACGTAGCAAGCGCATCTCGAACGAGTGCTTCTAAGGCGCCGGCACTTGATAATGAATTGTTACGTGAATAAGTTACATTAATATCTGTCTTACCATATATGAATTGTGCTTCTTGGAAGATAGGTTCAATCGTTAATGGACTCTTACTCTTAATATAATCTTTATATAATGCTAATTCAGTATCAGCAGCACCATCACGACCTTGTACATCAACAACAACAATCACACGACCATATTGAGGAGGCGTTGCTTCATCGCCACCAAACACAGAGATATTTTCAATCTCGGGAAACTGTGTCTTAAGCAACACTTCATAATCGTTGGCAGTCACAGCACGATCCTGAACCTGAAACGCTTTCGGGGCAAATTGTTTTACGGATTCAATTGATTCAGCATCTGCGCCGCCTACGGATAACCCTACAGGAGTCACAACAACTGATGATGCATTCAATCCACCTGAGTTCGTGGTAAATGACTTCACACCATTGGCTTGAGTCCCACTGGTTACACGATAGGTAACTTCTATATTATCAGTTGCGGTTGGTTGATACCCAAATAAAGTTTGCCCAAATTGTATAGAGTATCTATCATTTAATTCTGGTTGTAAATAAAATACTTTATCATTTTGTTCAACACCGAATATACCTGTCTTATATACAAACTCATCACCATTCACAAATACACGTACTGAACGAGTGTCAATCGATGAATTACTTAATGTTGTATTTTGATAATCTAACACTTCGGTAATATTACGACCTTCAAATACCGCAACATTATTCACGGCAAATACGTTTGAATTACCCACTCGTGTAGCGATATGCGCTTTTGTAGTAATGAAACTATATGATATATTACCACATCTACCTAAGAATGAATGACCACGAGGTATAACAAATGTATTATTACCTTGTGCCTGGCTTGATGTTATTTCGATATTTAACAATGAACCCGCACTTCTTTTACTACGTGGTAAATAATTTAATTCTTTTGCATGAGATATAATGCTGTTTTTCAGTACAGCGGAATCTAAAAATGTTTCCCCTAGTGTCATATTATAATACTGCATATTATGATACGCATTATATGCCATTACGTCAACCAATACATTCATATTAGTGCCGAGGAAATCATAACCTTTAAACTCTTCTTGATTACTTAGATGCGCAATTAGATTATCTTTAATATCCGTAAAGTCGAGTTTTGTGTACGGTGCTATCTTTGCCATTTATTATCGTGTCCTATCTAGCAGTATGTCAAATGATACTGGGTTATCTGTATTTATTATGCGAAACAGTATTGTCACGTATACTTGATTGCTATCAATATCCCCTATAACATCAACCCCCAATAAATCACATCGTGGTTCGTATTGTTCTATAGCGTCACTAACAACTGTTTTAATTAAGTCGAATGTTTGTGGTGTTGCACTATCAAATAATAACTTATTGAGATCGCATCCAAATTGTGGTTGGAAAAGACGTTCTCCTTTATTCGTTAATACAATATTTTTAATACTTTCTTTAATCGCATTCTCATTTAACTTGCGACTAATATCTTCTTTGCCAGGAATAATCGTCAGATCCTTAAAAAAATCTGATGCAATGATTCTATTTCTCATCGAATTAACTAATGGCATATATGCTTATTCCTTGGTTTATGTATTATTTATGTTAAGTTGCAGTAGAGGCTGGTGCAGATGCCCCAACAGCTGGAGCAACATAATATTGCCAGTTATCCATCTTATGCCATCTCAATGCACCCTTAACAGCAAAACTAGATAGTGTGTTTAATCCATCAATCCTTGCTTGAGAATTAGGTAAGGTAGTATTCGTCACATTATCTAATCTCTGCAAAAACCCTTTACCTAATAACCATTCACGAGGTGCCTTATATAATACCATTTCATTCGTGTCGGTTATTATCTCTTTAACTCCCGCACGAGACGCCGCTATAGTATATGCCAATGCATTTTCTAAATTATCATCATACACTATTTTTACAGCATATCCTTTCTTTTGAAGTTTATTCCTTGTTTCGTACTTCCAAGCATGAGTCACTGTAATATCGGTACCTAATTGTCGTGCCATATCTATTAATTGTACCCATAATGATTCATGCACATTTGTCCAACCCGGTCCTGG